CGTTAAGATTTACCGTACCATTAAACGAAGCTGTTCCTGTCGTTGCTTGGTTTGCGAACTTACCTTTCACAGTAATTACATCCGTGTCTGCATCGCCAAGAGTGATTCCGCCATTTAATGTGGTTGTTCCGGAAACTCTAATACTGGTAAAATCACCATCTCCAGTTTGTGTCACAGCACCATCTATTCTTACATCTCCAAGGATAGTAACATTATCAGTAAACGTTGTGTTTGCACCAACAGATAATGTGTTTAAACCACCTTCGTTATAGATTGCTGTCCTAACTTCTTTCGATAAAGCGGATCTATTATCACCTATTACAAAGTTCCCATTAGCAATAATTCCGCCATTAACATTTAACTGCCCAGCAACGTTAGCAGTTTGGGTATAAAATCCGCCCCAATGTTTGCTCACCGAACCGAGAATTTTTCCAGTATTGGCTGAAGGCACAATGTTTGTATCAACTTTAGCATTAATACTTAAAGTATCTGTATCATCGCTCCCGAGATCTACATTACCATTAAATTGTGCAAGACCAGATGTTGATTGATTCGCAAACGTACCTTTTACGGTAATTATGTCAGACGAAGTTCCGCCCAACTCAGTGTTACCTTTTAAAAGAATACTATGGCTTTCGAATGTGGTATTACTGTTTACAGTAAGTTCGCCATTAATTACAACTTGATCTTCGAAGTTATCGCCAAGAGTCGTATTCGAATTCAAGTAAACATTGTTACTGAATGTTGTGTAACCTTTGATTGTAACATTCGTTTCTGCAGTTACGGCGCCAAAAAATCTTGATGTTTCATCAACTCTAAGTACATCAACCTGTGCTGTGCCATCAAGATAAAGATTTTTCCACTCACGAGTTGTAGAACCGAGATTGTATTGATCATCAGTTTTAGGAATCATCGAAGACGAAACGCCTTGTGATGCGCCAGTAGCAAGTTGAAGTTCGTCAATATATGCTACACCATCTAAGTAAAGATTGCGCCATTCTTTATCGTCGTCGCCAAGATCGTATGCATCATCGGTGGCTGGGACTAAGTCGGAATCAATTTCAGCAGAAACTGTAAGTGTATCGGTGTTTGCATTACCGATGTTTGTGTCGCCGTTTAAGTCAGATTGACCATTAAGCGTTGTTGTTCCGCCGACTGTTAAATTGTTGTCAACATTAACTTCGTTTGATACATCAATATCTAAGTCTGTTGCTACGACCTGAACTGTGGGGGCTGTTATCTCAACTTCTGTATCAGAATCGATATCAAGTTGACCATCAGCAGATGAATAAACCTTGAGGTCTCCGTCTCTAAACTGAACTTCATTGTCAGTATTAATTCGTAAACCAGTGTCAGGAATATGAGTTAGCGAAACTTCATCGTCTGCACCGAAGTAAACTACTGCGTCATCAGTTCCAACATATACATCGCCGTTGGCATTTAAATCACCATTCACATCAAAAGTATGCGAAGGCGTTGCTGTATTAATACCGACTCTGTCATTCCCACCATCAACGAAAAGCGATGCGACTTTATTAGAAGTTTCTACACGGAAGTCTGCGTCATTGCCCTGTTCGTTAAATACAACATTACCATCTGTATCAAAACTAAACTGTTCATTGTTTGCTGAATCACGAATAGCAAGGTAATCTGTGCCAACTTCGTCAGAAAGCTGAATGACAAGAGCAGATTGAGTTCCATCAATATCTTCAAAATATAATTTTGAAATTTCCCCACGACTCGTGCTGAATCTGATATCAGGCGAGTTATTAGCAGAACCATTAAATCTTTGACTTGTATTTGCGCCAGAAAGAATAAGACTTGCTGTATTCGTTGACATGTCAGAAATATCACGCAATGTAATATCATGGAAAACTGGTGTGTCTGTCTGATTGCTAATACGAATAAATTGACCTAATGATCCACCAGAAATACGAATACGACTGATGTCTGGCAAAATCATACGATTGTCGCCAGTAATATCAAAGTCAACGTTTGATTGGAAGATGGCGTTGGCGACTACAGAGAAAGAAACGGCATTTACAGAAGTGTTAGCATATACTTGAAGGAATCCGCTTCCAGTCGTTAAAGTGTTGCCTGCTCTGATGCTATTGGCTCTAAATTCAGTAGCAGTGAAAGTTCCTTTAACATGACCATTACCAGTTACGGAGCCGCCTCTATCAGTAGCACCTGAGCCTCTTTTGACAGTTACGACATTATTACTAATGACCGTGGCGGCAAGATTAGTATTTAATCGCCACGTATTAAAACTGTCAACAAGATTGGTATTTGAAACAGATACAGTCATTTTTAACCTTCTTTATTTAATAGCTGTTTGAGGAGAGATTTAATTTCGCTGACATCGTCTTTTAACTGTTCAATTTCCATCTCTTTTTCCCTACGTTTCTTATATGCCTGTAATGCATTATTATTAGTATTTAACACTGCTGAGGTTTCTTGATCCCTCACCAAATTTTCATTATCTTCAATAGGCAATTCTTTCATTATTTATACTCTATTGCTGAAGGGCGATCGCTCTCATATCTCTTACACGTGGAACAATTTCTGTTCCGTTAGCAGTCAATACAATCTTAATTGCGAATGACTTATAGGTATGATAGATAGAACCGTCTGACGCTCTATAAGCAACAACGTTGTTATTTGAGGTGTTAAGTCTAGCATGGCTATTTGCAGAAGTCAAGAATCCTTGACCATTCGTATTAGCAGCAAAGCCAAACTCAATCTCTTTATAATCATATTCGTCAGCTGGGTCAGAATAGTCTGTTCCAGAAAGTTCTGTCATCAATGTGAAGTCTTTATCATCAAGAGTTTGATCGTCTTCAGGATTATGGATTCTAGCATAAACTTTGACATCCGTTGAAGAAGGTCTAAATGCTGTCACATATACTCTTAAATCTTCAGCGTCTTGGCCATCTTTTAACGTGACTGGTTTACTAATATATCTCATTAAAGCATCACCAGCTTCTTTTTGCTCGTCAGTAGCATCATTGTTAATTAAGTTACCAATTACGAAAGCATTTGATCTTTCAACATCGATAGCTGGAGAAACCGTTTTATCTGTCGAATCAACAGTTGCTTTAAGAATGAGAGACTTCTTAGAACCATTAACAGCAGTCAAAGAACCTTCGTTTGATATACTGTAAACTTTCTTCTCACCATCAACAAAATCAAATCCTTTATTGATGTCAAGATTTACGAACGAAGAAGAAATAATACCAGAATCGCTCGTTACACGTGCACTCCAAGAAGTTGAGGTGTTAGCAAATTTAATTTCAGGAATCTTAGGAACAAGAGTGTTCAATTGAATATTGTCAATTGAAACCACCTGAGCATGCGCACCACTTACTTGACCACGAACATATGCACTGTCTTCAGCAAATGCTCCCGAGGAACCTGTGAGATAAAGTCTCTTTCTAGTTCTGTCGAAGTGATTTACAAATCCTGTAGCTGTGTTCGGAGTAAATGCGGTTGTGTTACCGATCCAAGTCGTTCCAACAAAAAGGTTCAACGAGTTTGCTGAAGAGTTTGTTGTTGGGAAGATTCCGTATGGATCAACTGTTACTGTTACCGAACCAGATCCGCTAGTCACAATTTTACGAATCACGCCATTTGCGAAGTGTGCGTTTGCAGACCCTTCTTTAGCGGCATAGGTTTGAATTACCTGACCAACAGAAACGCTATCATTATTTGCAAACGTTAGAATAGATTGACCACGAACCTTTTCCCCAAAGGTAAATGTTCCACCAATATTATCAATGGTAAAGAAGTCATAATCTTCGTTTTCGAGATAGATTGTTCCTGTGCTTGTTGTGAAATCTGCTTTATAAAGTTTGAACATTAAATCTTCTTTTTGATAAACCGTCCATGATTTATCGTTAGAAGATGTTAGCATCACACCGCCAGCAGCTTGCTTGTGAATCAACTCTTCAGTATTAACGTCTGTTCCGCCCAGTTCAGCAGTCCAGAGAACAAAGTCTGGAGAGTTTCCTCCAGGTTTACAAACAATAGCATATTCTTTTCTTGCAGGCAAGAAGATAGGTTGATCAAGCTCAAACGTTGTAGCATTGGTTGGCTTCGTTGAATTATCTGTCGTTACAATAGAAGCAGGCAACAATGTTTTAGAAGCCATAATCGTTGGAGTAGGAATACCATTCTCAACCGTTCTAATTTCAACCGTAAATGGCTGATTGGTTGCTTTGGCTGCAAAATAAAGATCAACTTTAGTTAAGAAGATACCTTCATTTCTATTGTCTGCGCCCTCATCAACATAGAATGTTTGAGCAAGAGGATCCCATCTGAAGAACCAAGAATTCTGACTGACAACACGTCTTGCGCCCCATTCAAATTCAGTTTCAGCATTAAAAGAAACCTGTGGAAGATTGAGCGATGTTCCTTGTGAAGTGATATTCAAAGGAAGGCTTGAGTAGTCAGCGTGAGCAACCGTTGATACCAACGTGCTTTCAGTTTGCGTATTTGCAACGTCAATAAGCTGGAATCTCTTAGTCCCTGAACGGAATTTAATTTGATCATTATTTGGTAGAGCAAATATACCGTGCACTGTGCCTTGAGCGTCAGTTGTAAGTGCGCTTCCGAGCGTCCCTGTATTAGCGAAGCTAGAGTTTGTCGGTACGCAATATTCTCTAACTAACTCGTCATTAAAGTATGGATAAACACGAGTATTTGGACGCATACCATATCCAGTAAACTGAATATTTCTAGGACGCATATATTCTGCGATCGAAACATCTCTTACGAATGATCCAAGATCGAAAGATTCTAACGTCGGACTGACATCCATTGAAAGTCCTTGGCGTGTTAACAAATCTTGTTCCCAGTTTGTCACAGTACCAGCAGACCAGTTTGAACCAGAACTGAGAACTGTATCAGTTCCTTCTTTGCTAATTCCTGTATCTTCCCACGATCCCCATTGAGTTCCAACGGCATCATTAAGGAATTGTAATGCTTCAAGCATACCACTAAAGTCTACTTGAATGTCAGGAAGTGTTGTAACATCGCCTGTATTATCCGCTTCAGGATTTAGTTTAATTTTACCTTCCCATGAGAAAAGTAGATCCTGACAAGGATTACGTTTTTTACTTGCAAACTTTTGATCAAGATATGTAACGTGGCTATAATCTAAGAATGCTGAGTTTTCTTTAACCGTAATGTTAGAAGAAGCGAAGTTTAAGTTTGTAGACTTTCTTAATGAGATATCTGATCTCTTAAACTGTGGACGCAACAATGATTTATTGATATCAATGGCGGCTGAGAAACCAAGTTTGCGTGTATCAGCAATATTAAAGCCATTGAAGTTATCAACTAAGAAACCATTTTTAAATCTGCTTAATCCACCATCGGTCAGAATCTGTGCATCTTTTGCAGCCTTTTCAAGAGCATTTAATGAAGAATAGTATTCAACTCTTTTAACACGATCGTCAATAGCACGAAGGTCTTTCATAGTATAACGACGATTATTTTCCACAGTCATACGAACTTCGTAATCTCTACGATTATCACGTTTTGCAACGTGTGGAGAAAGCGAAGGATATGGAGGAATTCTAATTGTAGCAATAGCCATAGAATTTGCTGGAACTGATTTTGGTTTAGGGTCTTGCGAAGGAATTCCCTTAACAACCTCAACATTACCAGATGAAGTTAAAATGACACGATCAACACGTGATAAGTACGCTTCAACTGTGGCAATGTAGTTATCGTCGGAAGCTGGAACATAAGCACCATCAGCGTTAATGTTAAAGGTCGTAGATTCTGTTGGATTCGTCGGAGCCGAACCTGCCGTAGCATTAGGAGTTGCCGTTGCAGCTTTAACCTGACGGAAATCAACAGCATCACGAAGATCAATTTCAGCACCAGTTGAAGGAACTACGAAGATCGGAATATCTTGAATCGCAATATTCGAAGCGCCATCAGGGTCTGAGTCATCGATTGGATATGAGTTGATGTTAAAGAACCCTGTTCCAGCTGAACGGTCGATCGAGAAATAATCAAACTCTACCAAAAGCCCATCGCCTGTTGTAAGAGAGAGCGTTGACTTTGGTTTTAACACGAGATGAGCAAGGTCATACATCGTTTCTCTTTGACCATTATCAAGCGAAAATTCATCTGTTACATCTGCGTCTGAAGTGGTTACTGATCCAGCTGTGCCCTTGTAAACTTTGCGAATGCGTAAACCATCAGGAACACCGAGCGACCATGGACCAGTAGCACCAGCTGAATGTGAACTTAAATCCAATTCAACATACTTGTTTTTATTTACAACTTTGGCAATACCAACAGCGTCAGATCTTAATGCATCATAGTAAACGTCCGCTGTCCAAGAAGAAGCGACGTTTGCACCACCAATATTAATTGTTCTTTGTGTGGAACCATCGTCTGCGCCAGAACCTTCTGGACCAAAGTCAAAGATCCATCCAGCAGGATACACTTTAGTGTATGTGCTAGTTGACTCGTTAATTGCTGGATCGACAGTTAATTGAGTATCGCTATCTACAGAAACAACACGAGTTGTCGAACTTCCAATACGAATTAAATCACCAACATCGAAGTGTGTTACGAAAGTTGAAGAAGATCCTGTAATAGTATTACTGGATCCAGAAGTTCCTGCTGTACCATTAAGCGTTATAGTTTCGACATCTTCTTTGGCAACAATAATAAAGTTTCTTCTATCTGCTTCAGAAGTGACACTATCGTTAAATGTTTCCGTTCCGCCTGTTGCTACGCCAGAAATAGTCAACGTTGCCTGACGACTATTGTCATCACTGAACGTAACACCTTGAATCTTTTTGGTTACAAAAGACTGATCAGAAACGCCATTTTTCTTTGTTCCCTTTCTAGCAAATGGGAACACAAGTTTAGCGATCGAAGGTTCTTGTAATTTTTTACCATTAATTGTTAGAACGTTGGCAAATCCTTTAAGACCAGACTCTGTATCACTATAATAAATGCCCTCAACTTGATCGAAGGTTTTTCCTGAATTCATTTTAATGTTGTAAAGATAAATTCTAAATTGACCATCAGCATGACCAGAAGAACCTGAATGATATTCGATTGAGCGAATGTTTGCTGTTCCAATTGTCGAGCCAGATGCACTTGCAGAATCATAGTTACCATCTTGCATGGCATTTTGTGCAGTGTCTTTGAGATCAACTTGGTTGAGATTTTTGAAGTCCCATGCGCCGACAACTTGATTTGCTCTTACATAGTTACCATAAGAAATTGAGAATGTTCTTGCTGCAAGCGTTTCGGTGTCTGTGCCTTTATCTACATCACGTGAAATGGTTTCACCAATTTCAGTTCTAGTACCAGAAACATATCCAATACCTTCTTCGATTTCAGCAACGAGTTTGTCGGAAGAACCGCCGCCATCAGCATTATATCTACCTAAGTTTGTAGAAGTTTTTAAGTGTTCACGAATACGAACAAAGAAGGGGCGAGTAGCATAGTTGCCATTCGTCTCATACATTTTTTGTTTCATAAAGTCAGCGATATCATCGTATTCTGTAGAAGTTTGAACCCTTACAAGTTTACCATTCTCAATATTACCGATAGAGAAGAAGGTTTGTGTATTGGCTTGAGTAATTGAACGTGAAGTAAGAGTTGG